ATTTTATCAAATTGATAAATCAGCGGAGCGCCGACGAATTGACCGCGAACGATGCCACGCTCGAAAAGCGCAATCGCGTATTCTCCTCCTACCAATCCGGTGCAGTCGCCTAGGTCGGCGACGTCCTGATAGTCGGAAAGGTCGGTGCCGCTTGTCCAGCTTGTCGCATCGTTGATGCCCGACCACCACAGCCGATAGGGCTTGGTTCCGTCCGTTCCGTCATTCGTGAATCCGGTCATTACCTGATCGCGGACGACGGCAATAAATTTCGCTTTGGGCGGCGTTCCGCTCAAATCGCCGAACGCGCTACCCGACCCAACCGTCGCCGTTTGAACATTGTCGTTAAAATTTGTCGCCAACAGCGTCTCGCCGAATTGCACAAAATTCCAGACATTGTCGCCTGCGGTGCTGTAGCCGCCGCCCTTTGATTTGTCGGTCAGCGCGGAATCGGCAGCGTTAAACTTATACAATTTTGCGCTGTCGCCAACGTAGAGCGCCGCATTGCCGTCGTCATCTTTTCCGGCGAACATGCCAAGAATATCATTTGTCGCGGCACCGCTGACCGGCGCAATATCTTTCAAACAGCGATACCCCTTAACTGCCGGGATAACATTTTTCGCCTCGGCGGCTCCCGCGTTTTCAAACGCCGGTTGGTCGGGCGTCCATTCGGCAAAATTTATCACGCTGCTAATCTCCACGTTTCACTACCGGCGGCAACCTCGGACCACGTTTCGCTACCGGCGGAGACCTCGGACCATGTTTCGCTGCCTGCGGCAACCTCGCCCCAGGTCTCGCCAAGCTTTTCACCCGTTGCGGTCGCCGTAACGCTGACGGATGCCGACGCCGTCATCTCGCGCGTCATCACGGCGCTTGCGGTGCCGGTTATCGCTATCGACGCCGAAGCTGCGCCGTCGTAGACCATCACCATGCCCGGCGTGTTTACCGTCATGGCAATTGATGCCGACGCTGTCGCCGACTGTACGCGCGTAGCCGTGCCGGTCGCAGTGACAGCAATCGCCGCCGTGCCGCTGACGGCTTGGACACGCTGCGCGCTTGCAGTAGCGGTAATCGATACCGCTGCGGTGCCGGACACTCCCGCGATTGCGTTGGCAGTGCCTGACGCTGTCAGGACGATTTGCGCGGGACTTCCGAAACTTGTCAGACTATCCAGCGACGTTGATATCGCGTCGAGTGACGATGAAAAAGCGTCTAGCTGTTCGAGCGTCGGAGCGTTGCGATAATTCGCAACCTCGCGGATCGCGCGCGTGTTCCAATCCGTACTGTCGAGCGAAATGTCGAGGGCGTCGAGCGTTCCCCAGGCATCTAGCTGTTCAAGATTTGGACCGACAACTTCCGTCATGTTAAGCCGCCGTCGCCGTCAAGTCGCCGCTGTTGATCCGTAGCACGTCGCCGCTGGTGATTGTCTTCGGCGTTGCGAAAGCGCCGTGAATTAAAAGATTGCCACTAGATGCCGCGTCGAAGATTCCCCAGTGACTCACGGCCCCCCACGATCCAGTCGCGGTCGGAAAAGTCACCGTGGCATTAGTTGCAGCGCTTCCGCTCGACGCAGCGGCGAATGTGATCGCCTGACGGGCGTATCCGCTGCCGCTTAATTCTGTGCCAGAGTTATCGTCATTAAAGCTGCCGGTCGACAGGCCAATGCGAACGGTCGTCGGCATTGTATACGCGCCGGTGCCTAGCACATGGTCTAGCACTTCCAATTCAAGAAAATCGCTCATCGCACTCATGTTAATTCTCCATAATCAGTGGTTAAGGACAACGCACCGCCCGCGAAGCGAGCGCGGTCCTCATCGTCTTGGATGTCCCTTAACCCTTGCAAGAAAAGCGCGTCATGTTGCGCGCGGCGCTGCGGGTCCATTAGGAAGCCGAAGGCTTCCGCCAACGCGCCGTGCAAATAAATGTCTGGGTGGCGGAGCAAAATATTGTTCGTCGCAACGCTGTCGCTCAACGGTTCAATGCTCGCCACATAAGCGATTTCCGCTGTGTAAGCGTCATCGGGAATTGGGCGGAAATAAATCTCGGTGCCGATGACGCTATAGTTCAGTGGCTTCGCCTGTCCGGTTGCAGAGTGCGCGCGGTCGATTGCAAGCGGCGTCATAAACGACAAATTTGTAATCGGCGAGGTATTCAGTCGGACGTGACGAATGCGGCGCACGTCATTCGGCAACGACACATATTCGTCGCCCGCCGTCAGTGTAGACGTGATGCGCGTTTCTTGGCTGCGCGTTTCGATTTCGCGGTTCATGCGCGCCTCGGCGAGAGCGATAAATTCTGGCGCGCGGCCCGCCAAATCAGTCCGCGCGAGCCAGTTATCGACTGCCGTTTTCAACTCCGTAAAAGTCGAAATTGCCATTAGAGTTTTCCGCCGGTCGTTCTGAGATAACGATTTTCAGGGTCGTTCAAGTATCGTTTCCAGGCGGCCAAATTCTTCTGCGGCTCACCGAGTTTTTTCACGAGGTCGTAGTACAAAACCGCGGGAAATTCCGCGACTTTATGGGTGTGCTTGCTGCCGGTTTGGTAGTCGCCGGGCTTCCACTCGTTCGCAAACTTCTTATTTTGCTCAAGGATTGGATTGACGTTTTGTTCAGTAACGATGCTCATATCGTCGCCTTGCCATTCCGCGTAAGTTTGTTTGCCGGGTGACTTGCTAATAATTTTTTTCATGCATGAAAAAGGGGAGGCCGAAGCCTCCCCCTCTCCCTTCTTTTGTTGACGCTTACGAAGTCGAGAGATCGACGACGGCGGCGTGTGCCTTCGGTGCCTTCATAATGAGGCAATATTCCGACACGATTGAGAACCGTGTCGCGTCGCCGACCGGGGCGACGTCCGAAGACGCGAACAAGCGGCCCGGCAAATGTCCGATCGAATAATAATCGGAATCCAACAGCAGGACTTCAGTGTTCGTTGCGTTCCGGTCGATGACGACGTTCAGAGTTCCGAAGTCGGTCAAATACATAGATACGGAACCTATGATTATCGCGTCTTGCGGAGCGCCCGCCGTCATATGCAATTGGTTGGTCACCGCGCTGCCGGAAGACAGATCGGAGAACGCAACCTTGTTGGCTGGCGAAACAACCAGCATGTCGGGTTGGCCGCCGTCGTCATATGCGAGCTTCATCGCACTGTCGATTTTAGCCAACGTCAACGCGGCGTTCGCGCCTGCCATGTCGCTGACGTCTGCGCCTGTACCGGCGGGAATCGTAGTCGCGCCGATTTTGTCGAAGTTCGTAATGTATGACAAAAGCTTGCCGGTTTTGCGGGGGTCGGAAGCCGACTTGGCTTCGTTTGCGAACAGCGACTTGTCAATGTCGCGGCGCTGTTCGATGCCCTTCAAAACCTTAACGTAGGCCGTCTCTTTGTCGCGGCCCGCTTTGTCCACGCTGTCCAAAGTTCCAGAGACAGACGCGGCTTGCACTGCTATCTGGTGGACATTTGATAATCTCGTAGTTGCCGTGGGATTGGCATATGAGAAATCAGCCCCTTCGTTAGCATGATTATTTGCGGCGGCAGCAGTCAATTCCTGCACTTGCCAATCGTGCGTTACTGCCTTGGTAACCTCTTTTGCGGCGTTGGAAAAAATCGGCGTTTCATCCGGGTCGATACGTTGGATTACGTCAGAAAGTGACTCACGCTCTCCGACCGCATCACTAGTTTTGTAAGTAGCCAATGTGGCCTCCTATTTGTCGAGTAAGAACTGAACGGCAGCGTCCATACTTTTGCGGCCCTTCAATTTGCTGATGTTTGAAAGCTGCTGTCGCTTCCGTTTTGCTGAGATTTCCCGCTTGCTGGTCGGTTGACCGCCTTTCGCCATTTTTGGAGCCGCCTTGGTCTTCTTCGTCGCCGCCGGTTTTTGCTTCATTAATTCGTCGTACAAGTACGCCTTCCGCAAAGCATTCACCGCGCGGTGATCGCTGACCTGACTCAACTCTTGTTCGCTAAATCCAAGATGCCGTTGGGCGTAGGTGTAGACCGCATTTTTCTGTTTGGTCGCCACTTCCGCATCGCGCCACTCGGGAATAACGTCTAAGAGTTTTCCAGTTTCCTGTGCCAAGCGCTCCTGCGCTTGTGCTTGCAGTTGCTGGTGCTGTTCCGCTTGGACCCGTTGCTGTTCGCTCTGCACCTGCGCCAGTGCATCGCGACGGTCGCGCATCGCTTCGCGCTGTTTGACAAATTCGATAGGGTCTTCCGCTTCGAGCGCGTTCCAATATTCCTGGGTCGGCTCGCTTTGGCTTAAAGCTGTCTCCAATTGGGCAAGCTGGTTGGCGTAGCTTGATCGCTGCGCCTGTAGCGCTTCCAGTTCTGCCTCGGCCTGCTTCCGACCTTCAGCGACTTGCTGGGTTTTGCGCGTATAATCGCCTTGGCGCATATATCCAAGCCGAAGCTCTTCAAGCGTCAAATCGACTTCGTCGTCGCCGATGCGGACCCGGTAAACTTCGTCGCCAGGGTTTTCCTCAACAGCTTCGACAGCTTCAACTTCGTCGTCGTCTTCCTCGGGTTCATCGTCTTCGACGATGTCCTCGGCTTCCGACTCTTCGGCTTCAGCTTCAACCTCAACCTCTTCGGTTTCGGCAACAACTTCCTGCGGATCAGCCGTATCCTCGACGGGGGCATTTTCAGCAAGAAGGCTTTCCACCGCACCCGCGATGGATAAGTTTGAAGTCCCGGACTGGGGTGCTTCACTCATAATAATTCTCCAAATTTTTAATGTGACTGACGCGCCAGCGCCTTAGTCAAAGGAAAGA